AAGTTATTATTTCTCCTGATTTAAATCCGTGATTTTTTATTTCAATTTCATTTAGATATATGTTAATTAATTCTGGATCTGCAGTTCTTTTTTTATTTTCGTAATCTTGTCCAGAATTTTCAATATTGATAGATGCAACAACGGACTTTTTATTATAAGATTTAAAAATATGATTTCCTACGCCATACGAAGTTAAAGGCACTGTATTAATGCCCGATATAGAGTCATCAAGACTTTTATGTAAACTAATGGTATATGAATCTTTTACTGAGACATAATATGAAGAATTTGTACTTATTCCACCTATTCCCTTTTGATTATCAGTTTTATAAACAACTCTTTCATAGTTTCTAAATCTATGATAGGTGGTAAACCCAATAGTATTATTGGATATATTTACTATCTCTGATTGAGATTCACTATTAAACAAAACTTCATGATCAATTAGTTTCATTACTGGATATGCTTTTGCTCCAGACCCATTTCCTCCTGTAATATTAATTTTTGGAGTTTCTATATAATCAAATCCAGGATCTACAATTCTAATAGATTGAAGAGATCCTTTTACTGCACAGTAACCAGTAGCACCTGTTCCAACAGAATCTGAAATTTGTAAAATTGGAGGATTAATTATATCATAATCTTGTCCAGAATTTACAATATCAATTTGTTCTATTTCCCCATAATAAATTTTGTCTTTTGATTTATAATTTAATATCTCAACGCCATTAACTAACATTCCAGTTATTCCTGGATTTGTAGTATATTCTTCTCCGCCATTTATTGGAGGAGAAATTTCTCTAAAGAGTTTTTGTGAACTTAATTTTTTTTGAAGGTCTTGCTTTTGATTGTAAAAATCAAAAGCAACTATTTTTCCATCAGAAACTAAAGTTTCTTTTTCATAAAAAATAAATTTAGAATTATTTGAATTATTATTAATCGCATCATATAAAAGATCTCTACTTTTTGCAAATTTTAATCTATTTGAAGTTCCTACATTTGTTATAGATCCATTCGAATTTACTCTAGCTACAAAATATACTCCTTCAGCAAGAACAGGAGATGAAGAATTTGGTTTATAATAAATTGAATCTCCAGTATAAAAACTATGGTCTGTAATAGAATCAAAAATAAAGGTATCTCCAATAAAAGTACCTGAAAAATCTAAAGACTTATCAAGACATTCTATTTTATATGAAGGTAATGATGAAGAAGCAACTAAAGTTTTTTCTTTTTTCTTGTATACATTTTGTATATCAGAAGTCTGATTTGTTAAAAATGGATAAATTTGAGAATTAACTTTTTTTATTTTATTTTTTATTGAATAAAATACATTTAAATCAATTTCACCTTGTCCATTAATTTGAAAAATTCTATTTGAAATAATATTAGTAATAGTGGAATCTATTGAAGATCCATCACTTGAAACTATACTAATAACATCCCCAATAATAAAGTTATGATCTGTTTCTGTTGTTAATTCATAAGTATAATCACTAGAATCAATTAATTTAATTGGATTCTTAATGCTATAATTTTTTGGAATATTAAAAATCCAGCTATTAGAAACAATATCTGTTGGATTTGCGCCTAAAGTTTTAATAATTCCAATATTATTTGGTTCTTGGAAGTAAGTATCATCAACAATATCAACATCTTTTAATACTGATGTTATTCTTACTTTAATATTTTTGGTTGGATCAATATTTGATTGTCCGTATGCATAAACGTTCAAAGAAATATCTGATTCATCCAAAATAGGTTTTAAGATATTTTGGCAACCAAAAAATTGATTAATGCTCTTTGATGTATATGAAATGACTCCTTCTGTTCCATCGTTATAAGTTACTAGTAAATCTCCCTGCAAAGGAAATCCTACAGTTGAATCTACAGTAAAAGTATCTTCTCCCGGAGATACCGTTCCAATTAATTTTGTTTGTGGGTGAACAGTGAAAGTACCATATAAAGCTCCCTCAACCCTAATATCTCTGTTATACCCTGCATCAAAACTTAATTTATAAAATGATTTTTCTAAACCAGAAAATATTTTTTCTACATTTGAAATCTGAGCATATCCTTTAGGAATATTTCCATATTCATCTTGCTTTAGTGTAGAATTTAATAATTCATATGGATCTCCAGAAATACTTTCTACTAATAAATCATTAGTAATGTTATATTGTGCATCAGAAGGTTTAATGAGATAATCTTGTGGTCTTATAACCTTTACATCTTCTCCATATAATGCTTTAAATAAAATTTTAAAAGATAAATCAGTACCTCTTGTAGAATAAAAATCTTTTGATTGTTTGAGGAAAAAATACTTATCTAAACCACTATAAAATTCTCTGCTTTCAAAACCGGGAGTCAACTGATATTTAATTTTATTAAAAAATTCTTTTAAGAATAAAGAACTTAAATTAATAACTTTTGTTTTTTCGTTTAGTTCATTGTTATCAACATATACATAATGATCTGAAGAATTATCTGATCTAAATTCTAAATCTTTTGATTCTGGAGTTTTAAATACTAATTCATCATTAGTATTTTGATTATTATATGAGGTTACTCCACTAAATCCTCTAATGCAATTAACAAAAGAGTCTTCAGTTTTACTTAAATATGTAATAATTTCATTATCTATTTGAATCAGTCCATATGAATCTGGAAATCCAATAGTGCTTTCTACAAGTATTGCATCATCGAGAAAAGAAACATTGGATTTTAATGTAGTTGAATCGGAATTGTCTTTTATTTCATTTAATTTAATATATTGATCTATATTTTGAATAAGATCAGTTGGAGCGCCTTTAAATTCTTGAGAAATATAATATTGTTTTAAAAACTCAGCAACAAGAGGAAATTCTTCCTTTACATAAGAAGGAAGTTGATTTTGAAGAATATTATTAAATTGAATTCTTTTTGCTTTCATTTTATTATGATCTTACTAAATTTCCGTTGCTGTAGCTTGATGTTACAATATAGTTAGATGCTGATGGATCAAGACCTGATGAAATATCATCAGGAACCATCTCAAAAATACTATTACTAATATCTAGTTGAAGATATAAATCCTGCAATCCAATTACATCATTTGATTGTGGAATTGCTGATATTTCAATAATACTTTGTCCATCTTTTATTTTTCCCGACAATATATTAATAGGATTTAAGGTAATAATTCCTTTTTTATAGTCTATTGATCCTACATTTCTTTTTACAATTGTTGAAGAAGTAGAATTTACATTTGGAACAGTAAATAAAAATATAGAACCAGTAGTTCTATTTGTATCTGGTATATCTGAAAGGTATACCAGATCTTGGAAATCTGTTACCTTAAATGCAGAAGACTTAATATTATATCCATCCATACTCTTAATATGGAATTCATTACCAAAACCAATTTGATATTCTGCAAAGGCATTTAAAACAACTCTTAAATCCCTTCTCATTTGAACTTTGGTAATATTTGAAGTCACTGATTCGTGACTATCATCTATTATTTTCAAATATTTACTATATTTAAATCTGGCTCCATATTTGTTTAATTCTGTGGATTCCGAATATTTATTTGTGTTTGATTGAATAATACTCGAAACATATGCAGGACTTGGTGCAAGATTTGTATTATAATAAATTTTAGAATCTGTTTCAATAAACAAATATTTTAAATCTAAAATTTCCGGTACTATTCCAGCAACGGCATATTTTTTTAGATCTCTTTTAATATTCTGTTTAATTAAATTTGGAAGAAAATCGCCTGTTCTTGGTTTAATGCTAATAAAAACCTTTCCATACTGAGGAGGAATTAATTCTTCTCCCCCAAAAACTGATATTGACTCTGTTTCTGGATATATCTTATTTGGGATTAAAGTTTCATAATCATTTGCAGACAATGCTCTATTTTGTGATGCATAAATTCTTGGAGCATATCTTTTGATTGATTCGACAGATTCAATATTTTGCCCCCCTTGAGAACTAACCCCAGTGGTTAACAATGATATTCCCGAAGTTACATTATAATCTATACCATTCCTTGTATAAGATAATCTTCCCGAAAAGTTAAATTGAGATATACCATTTGCAGCATCTCCATTTGATGTAATATAGTTAATTTCAATATAATTATTATTTTCTAATTTTTTACCAAATAAAACACCATCGCCAAAAATTAATTCATATCTTTCATCTTCAATTTCTTGAAGATAATAAACTTTAGACTCTTTATTTACATCAAAAACATTATCCTGTAGTCTATATTTAACGGAAGAAGAATCTGTGACTGTATCTCTTATTCTTACTGAAATTAATTCAGTATCAATTCCAGAATTTGGTAATATAAATCTTTGATTTGGAATGTTTGAATTGTAAGTAAAATTAGTTGATAATAATATTCCCTCATAGATTTTAATATCATTAAATTCTGCAATATTATTTACAACGGGAACTGTAATATCATCTAAAATTGAAAATACAAAAGACTGACTTCCAAAACTGCCGGGGGTACTTGCTACGGATCCTTTTTTTAATGTTAATGAAGCAATTCTATTTCCATCAGGTAAACTTGATGTATTAACAAAAAATGATATAGTAGCAATTGCTGCTTTTCTTGATCTTGGAATATAACCTATATTTCTTGCTAGTGCGACAACATTCTCTCTTAAAGTAGCACTATCAATAAACACTTCATTTGCAACCATATTTGCATTATATGAAGTGATATAGGTATTATATGCCAAAACATCAAGAATTGTTGAAAGATTAGATCCTTCAAAATCATAATCCGTAAAATTAGAATTAGATCTTAAATAATCTTTTATTGATGTTTTAATCTGGTCAAAATCCAGATTTGAAAAGTTTACTAATGGCATTTACCTAGTAGGTTGCAAGACGAACTGTAACTGTTGAGGTGGAACATCTATACCAACAATTCTATAAATGATAACAACATCAAATGAATTGTTATCAAAGTCTGGATTGGTTTGAACATCAATTAATCTCACTCTTGGTTCATAATTTGTAATAGAATTTCTTATTTCATCATTTATAATTGATGCAGAAATACCATCTATATTTTCAAATAAAGATCTAGTTACTCTAGATCCAAAATTTTCATTAAAAAATTTTTCTCCTGGTAGAGTAAATACAATATTACGAACTGAACGTGCAATTGCACTTTCATTTTTAAGGGCAATCAGGTCCGAATTCAGAGGGTTACTCTGAAATGTCATACTAATATCTTTGAATCCCTGACTTACCCTTTCTAGAGGCATCTTTGATTATAAATCTATCTTATTTATTCATTATTTTTGCGATTCATAAAGAGGTTCTGTTCCATATTCCCAGTCATCATAGTCATCATCATTGCGAATTTTTGAATGAATCTCATTTTGAAGCAAGAAATCGTGTTTTTTTGGAGTTAGATTGTCATTTGCAATCTCTCTTAGCATTTTTTGGTCCATTTTAGCTCCTGATTAGCGAAAATCAGAACTTTTTACGGGGTTGCTATCCCGAAAATGGGAAAAAATTATTTATTTTATGGTTTCCAATGATTATTTGGTTGCTCCCACCAAAAATGAAGGTCTTCTGTGTCGTCATCATAATACAAAGATACAAAATCACTCTTGAATTTGCTATGAATATTCTCACATAATGCTATAGTATGAACATTTGCCGTTGATATTGACTTAATTATGTCCATTATCCAGGTATAATTACCTCCACGAATCACTCCTGCTTCAATTAAAACAAATTTTTTCCACTTATTAGACCATTTTTTGAAATTTTCTTCAAATTCCACCTTATACTCATGTACATTTTCGTCAGGAAAGGGTACATTTACTGATTCTATATGAAAAATCTCTCCATTCATAGTCAATGAATGAGAGAGATGTTGTGTTACTATTGCAGAATAGTCAGGAGAGACCATTAAAAAACAAGTATCACTTGGATGAATGTTCAAGTTTGATACTTTAATTTTATAAATCATCTCCTGAATTAAAGATTTCTCTCTATCTTCTGAGATAAAGAGGAGTTTTTTCATTTACCTTGCCCGCGATACTTTTTCTTACGTCCATTACGAGATGTTGCACTCAATAGAGTCCTTGCAGAACGTCCTTGACGAGTCTTCTTCGGTGCTCCTGGTTCAAAAAGAGTCTTACTACTTCCACCTTTAGCCATAAATTTCCTCCATTTCTAAATCATTTGGATCAATGTCTTCTCCCGAGAAATAACGCTCTGAGAAGTCTTGTAAGATCTCACTACAGTCTTCTGCAGTGAGATTCATATGTATTTTACGCCCTTTATAAAGAATATTATAAAGTCTTTCCATCAGATAATACGAGTTTTCTCATGTCCTACTCGAATACGAGGATCGCACCAGATATCAAAGCCTTCTTCTTTTGCATCAAGACAGAATGAAACGTCTTCGCCACACATATCTTGAACTGCACCAGATTCAAAGACTTGCATCTTTGGAGCAAACCAAGGATATTCAAGATTCTCAAAAACTCCTTTCTTAATCAGAACCCATCCAAATCCTGTATAATCAACTGTAAATGGTTTGCGGCGCTTGGAGATTGATTCAACAGTTTCGTGATTCATTACTCCACCATTCTTGCGGAAATCATCTTCTTCCAACCAGTGCGCGACAGAAGTTGTGTGACCATCCTCAGTTGCATACCAACCTGCGACAATCTCACGCTCTTCTCCTTCCTCTGGGAGAGCAACATCACAGAGTTGCCAGAATTTGTTAGAGTCAAAAACAATATCACTATCAATCCATAGTTGATAATCATATTGTAGTTTTCCATCCCAAGGAAGTTGTTTTGG